ATCAAAGAGGACCTATCTGAAAACAGTGATCACATTCTTCGTGATCAAATCGTCGATTATCTGATCAGGGTTAAATCTAATCCTCATCCTGGTGACATTGGGTATGTTAAAGAAAAGGCACTTGATTTCTGCAAGAAGCAGGCATTTAAAGAAGCATTAGAGAAGGCTGTGGACCTTATTCAGGGTGAAAACTTTGAAGAAGTCGTAGGACTAATGAAGAAGGCTGTTTCTGTTGGCATGCCTAATTCCTCAGGACACGACTTCTTCGATGACATGGAAGCTCGATTTGTTAAGCACAATCGCCATGCTGTTCCAACAGGATTTAAGCGTCTTGATGAAAAGGATATCTTTCAAGGTGGACTTGGTCGAGGTGAAATCGGTGTTGTTGTGGCAAATACCGGCGTCGGTAAATCTCACTGGCTTGTTGCACTTGGTGCAAATGCAATGCGTGCCGGAAAAAATGTTTTACACTACACATTTGAATTAACAGAACACGCCGTAGGTATACGTTACGATTCAAACCTTTGCGGCATGCCTTCAAACGATGTTCAAGATCAGAAAGAGGCGGTTCTTGAAGTCTACAAGAACAAAGCTCTTGGTCGTTTGATAATTAAAGAATACCCAACTGGCAGCGCCACTGTGATGACCGTTAGAAATCACATTGAAAAGTTGCAATTAAAAGGGTTTAGTCCTGACGTTATTATCATCGACTATGCGGATATTATGAAATCCTCAAAGTCTTATGATTCTCTTCGGCATGAACTAAAATTAGTTTACGAGGAGCTAAGAAATCTTGCAATGGAACTTGAGGTCCCAGTCTGGACCGCTTCACAGGCGAATCGTGATAGTGCCCAAGCCGATGTTGTCGGCCTTGAAAATATGTCAGAAGCTTATGGTAAGGCAATGGTTGCTGATGTCGTTGTCAGCATCTCCCGAAAAGCCACAGAAAAAGCAAATGGATTTGGGCGCTTATTTGTCGCAAAAAATCGAGCAGGAAAAGATGGAATTATATTTCCTATCTCAATAGATACAGCAATGTCTACATTTGAGATCTTGGATGAAACCAGCCTTTCACTTAATGAAGTTGCATCTCAAAAGAAAAGTGATCTCAACAGCCTCTTAAAGAAAAAATGGAATGAAGTCGTTAACGACAAGGATGGAGAATGAGCTACAAAAGATCTGAAGTTATAGAAACATCACGAAATTATTATAACGGTGATGAATTGGCCGCTGATGTTGTTACAAAATATTTCTTGAGAGATCATGAAGGTGAATTTCTTGAAGAATCACCTGATCAAATGCATCGACGTCTTGCTAAGGAGTTTGCAAGAGCTGAATCAAAATATCCTAATCCGATGTCCGAGGAGGAGATTTATCTGCTCTTTAAAGACTTTGGAGAAGTAATTCCCCAGGGTTCTCCAATGTCTGCCATTGGAAATCCATATCAGCTTCAGTCACTTTCAAATTGTTTTGTTATTGATCAACCTGATGACTCTTATGGTGGAATTCTTTTTACCGATCAAGAGCAAGTCCAGATCATGAAGAGACGTGGCGGCGTTGGATTTGATATTTCTAAGATTCGACCAAAGGGTGTACCAACTTCCAATGCAGCGCGCACCACAGATGGCATTGGAATCTTCATGGACCGCTTCAGTAATTCATGCCGTGAAGTTGCACAAGGTGGGCGCCGCGGCGCGCTAATGCTGACCATTGATTGTCGTCATCCTGAAATTGAGACATTTATCAATATCAAGAGAGACAGAACAAGAGTAACCGGTGCCAATATTTCAATCAGGTTTACTGATGAATTTATGAAAGCTGCAGAAGCAAATGAAGAATTTACACTTCGTTGGCCTGTCGATGCTCCTGTGGAAAGTGCACAAATTACAAAAGTTGTTAATGCAAAGCAAATTTGGGATCAGTTTGTTGACGGTGCTTGGGACTCTGCTGAACCGGGAGCCCTATTCTGGGATCGTGTGAAACAAAACACACCAGCCGACATTTATACAGATGAAGGATTTGAGTCAATCAGCACAAATCCATGTATTGTTGGTAGCACATTGATAGCAACTGCAGACGGAAGAAATGCAGTGTCAATTAAACAATTGGCAGAAGAAGGGAGAGATGTTCCAGTATACTCAACAAATACCACAACAGGACAAGTAGAAATAAAATACGGAAGAAATCCAAGACTAACAAAAAACAATGTAGAAGTCTGGAAACTCACGCTTGATGATGGGAGCTCGCTTATTGCCACACCTGATCATAAAATATTGAAAAAAGATTGTTCATATGTTAACTTAAGTGATTTGAAATCAGGTGATAGCATATTCTCGTTTAACACGTTTAACTCGAACGGGTATCGTCAAGTTTCTAATAATCATAAAGTTGTTTCTGTAGAAAAATTTGGTATTGATGATGTGTATAACATTACTGTTGATGATAATCACAACTATCATGTTATTACTTCTTACGATGATGAAAAATTTGTTGTTTCATCTGGAATATGTGTAAAAAACTGCGGCGAAATCGTATTATGCCCATATGATTCTTGTCGTCTAATGGTTCTCAACCTCTCAACGTTTGTTATTGATCCATTTACAGAAAATGCTAGCTTCGATTTTGAAAGATTTAGAACATCTGCTATAAAAGCTCAACGCCTAATGGATGATTTGATTGATCTTGAGATTGAAGCTGTAGATAAAATTCGAGATAAGATTGCTAATGATCCACAGACACAAGATATTAAGCAGATTGAAATTGATCTTTGGGAAAAGATCCGCGCCAAGGCGCTGCTAGGTCGGCGCACAGGCCTGGGCATTACTGCACTTGGTGATACACTGGCAATGCTTGGACTTCGATATGGATCTGATGAGTCTGTTACCGCCACAGAAAACATTTATCGAACTTTAGCTGTCGGAGCTCATACCTCAAGTTGCATAATGGCAGCTGAGCGGGGTTCTTTCCCGGTTTTCAACTATGAAAAGGAAAAGAATCATGAGTATCTTGATAGAATCTTAACTGCCTGTGGTCCCGAAATTTATAATATGTGGAAGACTTCTGGTCGCCGCAATATTGCCTTGACCACAACAGCTCCGACTGGTTCTGTTAGCATGCTTACACAAACTACCTCCGGTATTGAGCCGGCATTCTTATTGTCTTATAAGCGTCGCAAGAAATTGTATCCTAGTGATACACGTTCTGCTGATTTCGTGGATCAGATGGGAGATCGTTGGCAGGAATACACAGTTTACCATCACAACTTTAAAAAGTGGATGGAAGTTACTGGCAAAACAGCCGTCGAAGATTCTCCATACTGGAAGGCCACATCTAATGATGTTGACTGGATAAAATCGGTAGAAATTCAGGCAGCAGCCCAAAAATGGATTGATCATTCTCTGTCAAAGACATGTAATTTACCGAATGATGCAACAAAAGAAACCATCTCAGATGTGTATATGGCAGCATGGAAGTCTGGTTGCAAAGGATTCACTGTCTATCGTGATGGATGTCGTACGGGTGTTCTAGTACAAGACACCAAAGAAGAAAAGAAAGAGAGTGATGGACACTCTGCCGTAAAAAGAGGAAAGGATCTGCCATGCGAAATTCATCGAGTCAATATCAAGGGCGAAGGCTGGCTCGTGCTAGTCGGTCTCAAAGACGGAAACCCCTACGAAATCTTCTGCGGTGTCGCAGAGAATATCGAAGTTCCACGAAAGGTCAAGCACGGAACTATTGTCAAAAACGGAAAGAAAGACGGAGTAGCAACTTACAATCTAGTTGTTCCTTTCGGAGATGATGATGAGATCATTTTCAAAGATGTTGTTAATCTCTTTGCCAATCCAACACAAGGTGCCTTCACCAGAACAATCTCATTGACACTTCGTCATGGAATTCCTCTTCACTTTATTGTGGAACAGCTTCAGAAGGGAAAGAATGATGATATGTTCTCCTTTAGTCGAGTCTTGGCTCGAGTCCTAAAGAGTTATATTCCTGATGGTACCAAGACTTCTGGAAAGACCTGTCCTGAGTGTGGATCAGATGCACTAATCTATATGGAGGGATGCATGACTTGTAGTTCTTGTGGATCCAGCAAGTGTAGCTAGGGAAAATATGAAAAATTTTTGGACAGCTGGTTATAAAATTTGGTACCCTGAAAAAAGTTCAGGACTGGCGTATCTAAGCATACATAATGGACCGGCGCTGGTTAGACTGGAAAAAAAGAAAAATTCAAAGAAGTCTAGAAGTCCTGATTTGTGGATTTTCTATCCAATGACACTAAAGGATGAAGATCTTGACAAGGTTTTGCCTATTAACTGGAGAACAAGACTGTACAGCGGCTTCAGTTCTATCTCAGAATTTAAGTCTTGGGCTAATAACGATTAACAAACAGTAGTGTACAATTCACGAGACCCTGGTTAGTATAAACGTACTTCAGACACCAGGGTCTCGTGAAGTATAAAATGAGGAAAGATGATTACAAAAATTGATGTAAAGAAAGTTAGGGAAGATGCGAAGCTACCGGAAAGAGCAAATCCAAGTGATGCAGGAGCTGATGTATTCTACTGCGGAGATACAGAAATTAAGCTCTGGACCAATCAATCAATTATTATTGGAACAGGATTACAGATTGCAACTCCACATGGATATGTCACTGAGGTGAAGAATCGCTCCGGCATGGCAGCAAAGAAGAGTCTTATCGTTGGAGCCTGTGTTATTGACTGTGGATACGAAGGTGAATTAAAGATTAATCTCCACAATGTTGGTCTTGGAACACAGACCATTAAACCTGGAGATAAAATTGCACAGATCATTGTTTACCCAATTGTTCTACCGGATTTTGTTGAACTTCCATTTGAGTCGAGTCTTTATTCTAGAACTGAAACTACCTCAAATAGAGGAGTCGGTGGGTTTGGGTCTACAGGAAAATGAAAACTAAAGTTGTTCATTGCAAAAAAGAGAAGTTCGACATCTATATCGGCCGGCCTGGTCCGTGGGGAAATCCATTTGAGATCGGCAAAGATGGAACCCGGGAAGAAGCGATCCAGCGGTATCGCGAGTGGATTCTGTCAGAACCACTTCTGATGCAGGAGATCGGTTCTCTAAGGGGGAAGATTTTAGGTTGCTGGTGTTCGCCCAAACTTTGTCATGGCGATGTTTTGATTGAACTTGTGCATGTGCAAAGCCCAGAGGAATGATATATTATTAAGCATAGGAACCATCCCTACAAGGAACATTGCAAATGAATGAGAATCGCCGGTACTTCCTCAACAAGTTCTACAAAGAAAAGTTGAGTTCTTTCCTCGAAGGATTAGATCGTCACACGATCTACACGTGGAAGATCTATGCCGAGGATCAGAACTGTGATCTAGGCGGACCACATAGTAATGCCTTCATTGGAAGCTTTGTGGGTACCTTTGAAGCAGCGGCAGAACACGCCACATCTCTTCCAAGCTTCTTCACCTGGGGCGGCGGTGGCTACATTCAGGAAACTGAGGGTTCTGAATCTTCTAAAACCATTGCTGATAAGAAGAAACTGCCCACTGCAGATGAAGCCCGTCAGCGTACACAGAAGCACATTCAAATGGCAATCGACAAGGAAATGGCTTGGCTGATCGAGAAGATTCATGCCAAGTTGAGTGCCAGTTTGGATGGTTACTATGCGGAGATACGTGTCAC